TCAGTGGGTATCGATAAAGCGTTTCTGCTCTGTCAGAACCTGGAGTAATTCCGCCATATCCGGCTTGGCGTTGCGGATCTTCTCATTATTCTCATCAAAGCGCTGGTATTTACCCTGAGCGGTCAGCAGTGATGCGGAATCCGGCTTGATAATGACCAGATTGCTGTTATCGCCGGTGAATATCCGAGGTTTACGCCGCGTGGTAGTGAACAGATCATCACCCTGAGTGTATTCTCCCGGCGGATTGCTGACGTGCAGCAGTCTCTGCATCAGGGTAGCCATAATATCCGGATGTGCGGTCAGTTTGCTGATGGTTTGTGCCGGGGTATCCGGCCAGTGAATAATCAACGGCACGCGTAACTGGTCGCGGTTAAATTTGCCGTCGGTGACCCAGTTATCCTGTAATTTGGTCATGCTGTCACCGGCACCGGCGGTGATGACAATCACTGTTTTATCCCACTCACCGCACGCACGGATATCCTGAATCAGTGTGCCCAGCGTGTTATCAATATCTGTCATATCCGGGGCGGAATGACCATCCGGTAATGGTGTGCTGAGGTTAATCAGTGCAAACCACGGCTGATCTTTACGGGTCTGTTTCAGCCAGAGTGACCAGCGGTCTGCCACATCCGCAGAGGCGCCGGTGGTTCCGCTGTTATCCTGTCCGTCACGCAGTGGCGGCAGGCTGTAATCTGCCAGCAGGGCATAGCGGAAGAGCGGAGAGGCAAAGTTTTCTGTGGAGAAGAACCCTGACTGATAATTCTGTGCACTCAGCGCCGTCATCAGTGCGGACGGAATGCGTCCGTTGAGAATACCGTCATAATAGGTACCTGAGATACCGTAATAGAGCCCGAACTGTGCCCGTTCCGGATTAATTTCACTGCTGTAGTGCTGTGTGAATTGCGTGCTTTCCTCTGCAAACCGGTTCAGGTTCGGCATTGCCTTATCAATATCTTTCCGGCTCAGCGAGGTGAGGGTGATAAGCAGCAAATTGTAGCCGCTGCCATTGTCTGCATAGGTCAGTTTGTTGATCGGATACTCAACACCCTGGGCGGTCGGGTCGCCGTGCAGAAGCAGTTGCTGCTCATAACTGGTGCTGTCGAGCAGGCCGTGACGCTCCAGGAATTTGCGGGCGGTCATCGGGTAAGAGACCGGCAGGTTATAGCGCTGCATCGTCACCGGGCGGTAGAAATTGGCATCCGCCCAGATATACATAATATGAGAGGTAATAAAGGCGGTGATAAATACCACCGCAACAGGTTTACCGAATTTTTGCCGGTTCAGGCTGCGCAGTTTCTGCCAGCTCCAGGTACCGAACAGCATTTCGACCAGGAAAATAACCGGGATCGCAATAAAGATAAACTGCCAGCGCCGCGCCATTTCCCCCTGTTCCGGGTTCACGACTAAATCCCACACCACCGGGTTTAAATGCAGACGGAATTGTTCATAGATGCCGATATCAAACAGCAGCAGTGTCAGCCCGGCCGTACCGAGGGCAGCGGATAAAAAGCGCAGAAGCCGTTGTGACATCACCACAAAGGTGAGCGGGAACACAATCAGCAGATAGAGGGCGAATGCCAGGAAACTGAAATGTCCCAGCCAGCTGGTGATGGCGTAAATGCGGCCAATCAGCGTGTCCGGCCAGTCAGAAATAAACAGGTAACGGCTGCTGAGTGCAAGACTCAGCAGGATATTAAACAGGGTGAACCAGTGTCCCCAGCTAATCATCTGGGAAACTTTGTCACCGTATTTCGGACGATACGTTACCATAGAATTTCGTCGTCAGCCGGAATGCGGTCAGTGCGCTTTATCTTCACTGACGGAAGATTGCAGGGCGCGGGCGAAGGATTCAGCAATATGAGCGCGTTGTGACGGCGCAACACTGGTATTGATGAGATTGGTCACCATATTTCCTAACACCATAAGAGAAAGGTCGGTCGGTGTCCGGTTTTTTTCCAGCACACTGACCAGCTCAGCCAGTAACTTTTCAACGTGTTCATCACTGTAGCGGGATGATTGCGGCATAAACGTAGATATCCTGATTGTACAAAGCTCTATATCATAACTGATGAGCGGCCGTATTTCTGCTTTTTGCGGAAAATTATTTCAATTATGGATCTGGTTACGCAGGGAATACGCCATTTTCAGTATGCACGCCGCTGATTATCCTGTCTTGTCACATTCTCCTGTGATTGTGACTTGCGCACAGATTACAACGGTGTTTGAATACGCGCAAACGAGGCCGAAGGAGTAAAAGATGAGTCTGGATATCATTCAGATTGCGTTGCATCAATTGATTAAACGCGACGAACAGACACTGGAAGTAGTGCTGCGGGACACACCACTGGAAAAAACCGCCATTGTTGAGGAAATGATGGCTGAACTGCACCGGGTCTACAGCGCGAAAAGCAAAGCGTACGGTGTGTTTAATGAAGAGAGTGAACTGTCAGAAGCACTGCGTCTGCAGCGGCAGGGCGAGGAAGAGTTTCACGCTTTTACCCGTGCGGCAACCGTCCGCCTGAAGGATGAGCTGGCAAAATACCCGTTTGCCCAGGGCGGCGTGGTGTTATTTGCCCATTACCGCTATCTGGCGGTGGAGTATCTGCTGGTGGCGGTACTCGACAACTGCCAGAGCATGCTGGTCAACGAGAGCCTGGAGCTTAACAGCACCCATTATCTGGATATTCCGCATGCGGATATTATCGCCCGTATTGACCTGACCGAATGGGAAACCAATCCGGAATCCAGCCGTTACCTGACCTTCCTCAAAGGCCGTGTCGGGCGCAAAGTTTCCGATTTCTTTATGGATTTCCTCGGTGCCGCTGAAGGCTTTAATGCCAAAATCCAGAACAAAGGCCTGTTACAGGCACTGGACGATTACTGCGAGGAGGCACAGGCGGACAAACAGGAGCGCCAGTCTTACCGCAAACAGGTGTTTGATTACTGCACGGAGCAATTACAGAGCGGTGAAGAGATTCAGCTGACAGAGCTGTCTGCGGAACTGCCGCCGCTGGGTGAGCAGAGTTTTGCGCAGTTTACTCAGCAAAAAGAGTACGGACTGGAGGATTCGTTCCCGGCCGATCGCAGCACATTACGTCAGCTGACAAAATTTGCCGGCAGCGGCGGCGGGCTGACCATTAATTTTGATGCGATGTTACTGGGGGAGCGGATTTTCTGGGATGCGGCCACGGATACCCTGACGATTAAAGGGACACCGCCGAATCTGCGGGATCAGTTACAGCGCCGTGGTAATAAAGGATAGTGAGAGCAGAAATAAATAACGCCGCAAAAGCGGCGTGCAAGTAGTGACTTATCTACATGAAACAAAAGGATTTGTTTCTGGCGATGTCCACATCGCGACCACATTCGGCATTATAGCGATCAAAGCCTCGGTGTCCGGGGCTTTACTTTTTTACCCATCGCCTGTTCAATGAACCCATCTTTGATTGTTTAACTTTTCTTAACCGATGGTGACTATATGGCTGATATTATTTTAGGCTTGGCGCTTCTTTCCCTTTTGGCTTTTGTTATCGGAATTATAAAACCGCAGATCGTAAAGATGCCAAACAGAAAAAAAGTGGCAATTTTTTATCTTGGTGGTTTTTTGGTCATGGCTATGATTGCCGGGGCGCTTTTCCCTGATGCAAAAAATGAGCCTCTGCCTCCACAGAAGCAGCAGACGGAAAAAGTACAGCTAAAACCGACTGAGGCCGCGCCGGTCGAATCTGAACAACAGGTTGACAAGTCACAGGCATCAGCTGATAGCGACCTATGTAAATCAGATTACAAAACCGCACTGGAAGCATTTACTGACCTCGGTGATTACTATACTGAAAATAATTCCCTTGAGATCATTAGTGAAACACCGCTGCATATCCGTCTTTCCAGCCCCGCATTAAAGGATGATTTTCCTGATGTAAAAGAAATGCTGGTAAAACGTGCAATTATTTACGGTGTATACCGTGCATTCCTTCATACAAATAAGGATGAGGTAACTATTACGTCATACCTTGTTGACATGAACAGTAAAAATAAGCTCACCGGAACATCTGAGTTCACTATTAAAATAACAAGAAAACAGGCGCTTGATATTATCAAAAAGTATCTTCCTGTTCAGAGTTATGCTGATTTAATCGCGAAAGATAGTGGCGGGTGTTTTTTTTCAGATGGTTTTAATCAATTAAGATATGACGATAAAAATAAAAATGTCATTTTTAATAAATTCTTTAATGACCTGATATCTGCAAATAAATAATGATAGAAGCCCCGAATCTTGGGGCTTTTTTGTCAGAATCCCATTGCGACTTGTCTTTCATTTATCGGATGCGGGATCACTTCATTAATCAGACTAGGCTTCGTAATATATTTCACAAACGTTTCATGACTGACAAACGTCGCGCCGCAGTTAAGGTTCTGGCACTGGTTGTAACGTTCTTTGGTTTCGTTCGTAAACTCGCGTGATGTACGAGTGTGCGCGGCATGGCCGCAGAGAGGGCATTTCATCATGATTGATCTACCTTTTATCATCATGTTGATATTGTGATGATTATAGCAATCACTGGTGACATTTACAGTATTTATTGCTTGTCTGTCAGTCACGCATTTCAACATCAGAGATTTTCACTTCAAACTCAAGCGCCGATGTAAATCCGTTGTCATTCAGCGAATGTGATACCCGCGTTAAAATCCACTCTGCGCCGTCGATTTCCGGCTTAAAGCCGCGGACCTTAACCGGCATTTCCGGGTAAATATCTGCCCGCCCGCGTGCCAGATTAATAGACAGAGAAGCAACGCCGCGCTGCATTTTTTCCCAGGCAGCTTTTGCAGCCCGTTCCGCATTGCCCTTATTGGCGTAGGTGTGCGAGAGAGTGAGCACGTTTCCTTCTTCTCCTGCCAGATAATCGCCCTGTGGGTCATCCGGTTTTTTGGTTTTCTCAGTGCTTGCTTTCTTTTTTCGCCGCTTGCGTTTTACTGCAACCTCATCTTTTTTCTTCGGTTTGCGGGTGTTGAGCCATGAGGCAACAACACCGGTGTATGCGCCTCTGTCAGCCAGTGAGAAGCGGTAGCCGTCACCAATTGCACGGGTGATCAGCAGTGGCGGGATCGGCTGGCCGGAAGCGGTTTTACCGCCCCCCTGCGGCATAAACAATAATTGTCCGTTCTTAATGGTGGCAATGGCACCTTCCTGTTTACCGATCCGGGCCAGAAATGAGCCGTCTGATTCGTTGGTTTGGTCAATATGGGCGATTTTAATTCCGGACAGGTCTTTACTGATGACCGGCTCAACATTATTCCGTTTGGCAATGGTCGTGATGATGTCGCCCAGTGTCTTATCGTGGTAAGACATTTCACGTTTTGTGTTCAGCGTTGACCGGAAATCAGCACTGCGGCCGCGTATGGTCAGCTTATCTGGCGGGCCGCTGTGCTCAATCTCATCAACAGTAAATTTCCCTTTAAAAATCAGTGGTTCATTCTTCCAGCCAAGGTGCAGGGATAGAACCTCGCCGCGCTTCGGTAACATCATTTTGCCGTCGGCATCATCGATCTCGATGTCAAGCTGATCAGCCTCAAAGCCCCGGTTGTCCGTCATTGACAGGGAAATAAGCCGCCCCTGAATACGATCACTGATATTGACCGTTCCGGCGGAAAGGGCATAGTCAGGGGTGCTTTCAACACCCGTGAGGAATGAATCTGTCATGATAACAGTCCTCCGATCCCGTCAGTAATTTTTGTGCTTAGGTTGCTGAGTTCGGCAGCGGCTGCATCCAGTTGCTGACTGATATCCCCGAACATTTCAGAGAGCGATTCATCAACGCGGGTCAGTTTCAGAGTGAAATCAATTTTACGTGCAGCATGATCACTGAAAAACTCACTTTTGCTTTTGCTGATACTTTCAATGACGAACATTCCGTAAATAGTGCCGTCACCGCCGATGAGAGACCAGGCTTTTCCTGTTTCGGCCATCAGTTCAAGCGTCAGCAGAGAGAGCCGTCCGCCGGTGAATGACGGATACAGGGTACCTGACAGGGTGATCGGGTCGTTGGATGGCCCGACATATTGCCATGACGGGCGCTTTCCGACGCGGTTGTTATAAGCGAAACGGTATTGTTTTTCTTCCTGCATTCCCTGAAACGGGACTGTCCGGCGTTCAAAGACAAACAGCCCGAGTGCTGCCATTGCCATAATTAAAACTCCTCTGTGTCGCGGTATCCGCTGCGTGCGGCGGCTTGTTTTCGGCGCTCATGGGCTTCGAGTTGCCGGGCAACCTCCCGCCCGATGTCCTGCGCGGAGTGTGCCGGAGTCGGATAGATGTTGATGATCGGCGCGGATGATTGCTGTGATGAACTGTAGCTATTGCTGCCTGTTCCGGGAGATTGCGCCGGTGCCGCCGCTATTGGCTGTGACAGGGTACTCAGTGCCAGCATAGCGAGTGCTGCCGTACTTTTCCGTCCGGTCACATTTGCCGGGCCATCCACCACTTCCGGCCCGTTCTCACCAACAATACCCCACTGACCACGCGGAATATGTCCGCCGGAATCATAGGCACCGGCGTACTTTTTCGGTGGAATGCCCCAGTTTGCAGTACGGATGCCGCCGGACATGGTGGTTTTCTGCGTAGCTTCCACGGCGTTGACAAATTTCGGATCTTTTTTGGCTTCGATTAACCAGTCCGGTGTGAGGGCATCTTTTGCCATCTGTTTGAGTTCACCGAATTTATTTTTAAGATCCGTCCATTTTTCATTAATACCGTTGATGACGCTGTCTATCATGTCTGACGCGGCTTGCTTCATGGTTGCCGGGAGGTTCTGAATATCCGTGATGACCTGATCCCATTTGGTTTTAATGGTGGTTTTCACGGTTTCCCACAGGTCAGACATGTATTTTTTAATACCATCCCAGTTACGGTAAATAATTCCCGGAATGGAATATTGCAGGAAAAAATTTTTAATCGCGTCCCATGCGCCGGTGACGATGCGGGTGATCCAACTCCATGCGGCAGAACAGGCGTTGCTGATGCTTGTCCACATGCTGCTGAAATAAGCAGAGATTGAATCCCATGCAGATGAGAAGATTCGTACCACATCCGCCCATAAATTTTTAAAGAATGCGGCGATAGAGTCCCAGTTCTTATAAATCAGATAGGCAACCCCGGCGATCACCGCGCCGATAAGGAATATCGGGTTAGTCAGCAGGGCTTTACCCATTCCGAACAGAGCGAGGCTGACAAATTTAATGCCTTTTGCCAGTAGTCCGAATGCGCCAGCACCTTTGATGCCAAGTACCGACATACTGAGTTTCAGCATCGCTATAGGGCCGAGCATGGCGGCAAGCATCAGCACAATAGCACCGCCTACAGCCAATATAGCGCCCAGTGCGAGTGCGATTTTTGCCAGCGTTGCCGTCAGTTCGGGGTTCTTTTTTACCCAGTCTCCGATACCGCGAAGTACAGATGTGACATTATCAGTTAATTCTCTGAGAGGGGATTTAACTGTGTCATAAACTGAAATCCCAATTTCTTCCCATGCTGATATCGCGTTTTGCACGTCTCCGCGAAGGTTATCTGCCATCGTTTTCGCTGCTGTACTGGCGGTATCTTTCTGCTCATTAATTTGTTTTATATACGCGTCAATACGTTTTGAGGGATCAATTTCACTTTGTTTGTCCAGTAATTCTAACATTGCAGCGGATGACTCAACCCCAAAAATACTTTTTACATACGCCATCTTTTTGACATTACCAATACCGCTTATTCCTTTCTTTTTAAAGGCCGCATCTATTTCAGATAACATTACTGGTAATGCTTTCATTCTTCCTGTGCTGTCAGATATTGATACACCTAAATCATCCAAGGCATCTTTTGCCGCTTTAGGTTGTGCGGCTAATCGTAATAAAGACATCCTAAGTGATGTACCAGCCTGCGATCCCTGAATACCGACGTTACCTAACAGCCCCACGGTGGCAACCATGGATTCAAAGTCTTGCCCTGCTGCCTGTGCCGCTGGGCCGACATACTTCATTGTTTCACCTAACATCCGCAGATCTGTATTAGATGTTGTAAATCCGAATACAAGAACGTCAGCCACGCGCTTCATTTCATCTGCCGGAATTTTGTATGCACTCTGAATGTTGGATGCGATATCTGCTACCTCAGCGAGGGAATCATCCATTTTTGCTGCTTTTGCCAAGTCCAGCATACTTGGCATCGCTTTTTGGATTTTATCCGGCGTATAACCCGCCATAGCAAGAAACCCCATACCTCCGGCTACATCGTTAGCAGTAAAACTGGTGGTAGCTCCCAATTCTCTGGCTTGTTCTCTGAGTTTTTTCAGTTCCGGAGAATCATTATTCAGCCGGGTTAATGCCTGTACAGTTGACATGCCGTAGTCAAATTCATAGCCCGGCGCCAGAAACTTTTTACTTGCGTACAGGGATGCGCCGCCCGTTGCCATAGCCGCCGCACCTGTGCCGGCCATTTTGTTTCTGACATCCATCGTTTTCTGATAGCTGCCTTTCGCCGCTGCCATGCGCTTTTCCTGCTCTGCGCTGCGGCGTAACTGCTGTTCCTGCCGTTGCAGTTGCTGAGTGGTACGGGCAATGTCCCCGTTCAGGCGGCGCTGTGCCTGTCCGAGGTTATTAGTCGATATGCCGGATTGCTGTAATTCCGTGCGCTGACGCTGTACGGATTGTTGCAGTTCACCGAATTTATTTTTCAGCTGTGCAGCCTCCCGCTGCGCACGTTTCAGGGCGTCCGACTGCTGACGTGTGGGGTTTCCGGATACGCTCATTTCACGGGCGAGTGCCGCGACACGCTGCGTTGCAGCCTGATAAGACTGGTTTGTTTCGGTGAGTTGCTGCTTTGTTCTGCGGAAGCCGTCAATCTGCCCGGCCTGTTTGTTGAGTTCTTTCAGTGCGTCGCGGGACTGGCGGACTGCGCCCGCCAGCCGTTTATTGGACTCCTGCGCACTGCGGAACGGTCGCGTTAATTTATCGACGGCATTTAACACGACCTGTAAACGGAGGTTTCTGCTCATTCACTGTTACCGCTGCGTTTGTAAGCGTGATAACGCCATTCAATTAATTCTGTCAGGCTCATATCCGCCGTGGCGGATGGTGGCCAGTGAAAAATGGTGGCAATATCTGCCACCAGATCATCAACCGTCAGCTGTTCTGGTAGTCTGTCCGCATCGACTTCGGCAGCAAAAAATTCACCACCTCAACAGACAGGTTCAGCAGATCGCCCGGGTCCATCGCCAGAATTTCCGGTTTGGTCAGCGCCGGTGTGGTGACACGCGGAAGAACGTCGGTCATGTAGTTCACATCCATTTCAAGCAGGGCCTGTAAACGGACACCGCGCAGTGCGCCGGAGTTCGGCTTGCGTACAACCACTTCTCTGATTTCAGTCTCACCGCGTCTGATTGGCTCATCCAATACCACGATTGCCTGTGTTTTTACAGTTTGTTCAGTCATTTATACGTTCCTGTTAAAGCCCGAGTGCGGCGCGTTCATCAGACATACGGTCTTCGCCGTCCACTTTTTCAACCATGTTGACGACATCAATCTCAATGAGATCAGCGCCGTCCCATGTCAGTTTGTAATAGGCCGGTTTGAAGCTGAATTTAACCTGCGTATTTTCGCCCGCTTTGGCACTGCCCGGATCAATCTCCGAGAGCCGCCCGCGCACAACAATTTCACAGGCCGTTGACTCTTTGGTGTCCTGCCGCTGGTAAAAACCGGCAAAGCGCAGCTGCACACCGTCAACCTGCACGATCCCCCACTGTTTATAGATTTGCGCCTCAATACCGCCGAGCGTTATTTCCATATCCAATGCGCCGTCATCCAGACCCATATCAATCTGAACAGCACCGTTCATGCCGCCGCCGCGATACGCTTCTAATTTGCGGGTCAGTTTCGGCAGGGTGACTTCTTCAACAACGCCCTGATAATTCTCGCCGTCGTTGAACAGGTTCATGTTTTTTAATTTACGAGGTAATCCCATGATCAACCCTTAATATTTGATGAAAAATCCATCAGATAGCTGTCGGTGATACGTTGTTTAAACGTAATATTTTCGGCAGGCGGAACCGGCGTATAGTTGTAATCAATCGCCAGTTTGCCGGATTTCAGGTCGTCCTTGCCGTTGGCGTCCGGATCGAACCAGCATTCCCCGCCGAGCAGATAGCCGTTATTGGTCAGGCTGCGCATTTTGGCGTTAACGCCGTCAATGATGTCTTTGACCAGAGTCGGCGTCAGCGGCTTATCAACAGCCCACATATGGGCTTCCGCCATTGTGTCCGCCAGTACCTGCGCGGTGCGGGTGTAGTTTTCAAAGGCAAACTGCGGATCGTCTGAACAGGTGCGGGAACCCCAGAAACGGAAGCCATCCTCACGGATCAGTGTGGTGATGTCGTTTTCGTTCAGCAGTCCTGCATCGGTTGCCGGGTCCTGTAAATCCCATGACACATCAGCAGAAATACCTGTAACACCATTTACACCGATGTTTGACAGGGTTTTGTGCCAGCCGATCTCCTGGTCGATTTTGGCACGCAGTCCCAGCGCCCGGGCGGAAGCATAGGCGGTGGCTTCGGCATTCTTCACGGTATCCCACGCGAGATAGTCCGGGAAAAGCAGCATCAGTTCACGCTGACTGAAATTTTTGCGGTATTCCAGCACTTCCTCAATGGTTTTGCAGCCGAACGCTGAGGCGTAAGCAAACCCTCGCAGGGACTGTGAGACAGTAACCAGTTTTGATACCACCGCCTGATTGTCATGACCCGGCACGCCGAGAATGCGCGGTTTAACACCGGTGTGCGTTTTGGCGGCAAGCAGGGCCTGTAATCCGGTCTTGCGTCCGTCGTCAGTGGAACCGCCGATAATGTTTGAAGTGGTTTCCGCTTCGCTTTCGCCCTGTTCAACACGGACAACAACGGTGACGGGCTTTGTCTGGTCACTGATTGCCTGGAGAGAATGGGCCAGTGTGCCGGTGTCCCCGGCTTTGCCGAGTGCAGCGCGGATATCTGTCAGCAGAACAGGTTTGTTCAGCGGGAATTGTTTTGCATCCGCATCATCAGCGGTACAGACCATGCCGACAATTGCCGTGCTGACCGTGCGGATAGGGCGTGTGCCTTCGTTGATTTCAACGACACGCACGCCGTGGTGATAATCTTGTGCCATAGAAAGAAGCTCCTCTTTTTGGTGCTTTCTATGGTGTTACTGATATCGCGCGATGTCGTGTGGTTGGTGTTGTGTGGCAGATGATACAACAAAGGGGCCGGCGCCCCTTTTTGTTTACTGCGGCTTTTGCGGCCAGTCGATATCCGGTGCGGTGGTGGTGTCGGTATCAGCAACGTTCACACTGAAAATTTCCCACTCATTCAGTTTTGCCCGGTCTGTGTCAGTCGCCATGTTGAGGCGTATTTTACGCTCCAGCATGGCAATTTCCTGTTCAGCTTCTGCCAGTAATGACTGTTTCTGACTTTCGGCAGCAGCAACCTCACTCGCCTGCTGTTCTGCTTTATCTGTCACCCATTTTTTACCGTTCCATTTATCAAACGGGGTTTTAGGTGCGTCCAGCGTCAGGTTGTCAGGCAGTTCGCCGATACCGGAAATTTCAGCCTGCTGCTTTGTCTCTTTGTCATACACAACACATCCGCGATAATCAGGAACATGCAACCACGATTTACCATCAGATGAGCGAACCACCGCCAGATTTGGTGCTGACGGAATTTCAGGTGCGTCAAGATAGGCATCTGCTGCCAACCCTGCACGATATGGGACATTATCCATATCTGCATGACCGATATACTCACCAGTCACGCCATTAGCCCGGTATACTTTCGCCCATCCTGCTTTAGTGGACAGACCTTCTTCATCAAATTCAGCCATCGGCAAATCGGTGTTATACATTATTTCATCCTCACAATAAGATATTTAGATACGTTTTTCGGGCGGAACTCGCTGGCTGTAGGCCACACTCTTGAAGAATCAATAAGCAAGTCCATACCGCCGTTATTTATGTCGTCATTCATCGGTGACATGGCTCTCGCGTTAATACCCGCCGGTTTTGCTGTATTGAATGCCCCTGTCGGGAAATATAGCGTTTCACCCGCATTGCCCACGCTGCGTAATGCGATTTTACCTTCGAGCTTTCTGGCCGCATCTTCCTGGTAAGTACCAACCTGGCGACCAGGGTCAACTCCGGCGCCATCATCAGCGATACGGAGGAAGTACCCGCCGTCTTTAGGTACTTTCAGGTCGGTAAACACTTTCGCGGCTTCCGGGTATTCTGACGCAGAGAAAGAACGCCCGTCATGTTTCCAGAAATTAGCCGGGATAGGTGATGAGCTGTTCCAGATAACAGAACCGCCAACCGGAACCGCTGCCGACAGATCATCGGTTGTCAGGCATCTCTTACTGTTTACCCTGATTTCTCCGTCAGCAACATGAAACATCGTCGATGTCTTTTCGTTATTCAGCGAGAGGTTGTTAGAATTATCAGACAGAAATCCGAGTGATGCTGTATTGCCGCTGGTGTCAGCCAGGCGGATAAAATGTGCGGCCCCGGGTGCCGTGGCAGAAATTTTAAGTGCTTCCCATGAGCGGCTGATTATTGTCGAACCGGTGATTGTTCCGCCGGTTTTGTCGAACTTAGTTTCCGACAGGTCAGTCACTGCTTTCTGGCTCATGACATTCGCTGTTGATGTTCCGGTAGACTGAACCACAGAATTTTTGTCGAGTTTTAATCCAACTTCTGTTTTTGTGGCATAGTCGCCAGTCGGTTGCTTACCCGATAACCCTGAACTTAACTCGCTTTTAGTGGCGTAAATTTTCGCGGCTTTAGTCTCTGATTCCTGAATTGCTGCCGCAACACTTTTGGTCACATATTCCCGCGTTGCCAGTACCACGGACGGATCCACTTTCAGGGTGATGGCCTGTGTGCTGCTGACCATCAGCACCATCTGAATAACCTGTGTCCGGCCTGACCCTTCCTGTAAATTCGGTTTGTAGGTTTCCGGGGCGTTGCCGACCGCGATCAGACCGCCGTTATCATCAAACAGACCGATTTCGCGGATAAACCAACCGCCTTCATTTTCCGGGATCACCTGTTCAGCAATGATGAAATTCGGGTTTTTCTCGTCAATGGATACCTGATTGACTGCCGCCCGGCGGGTTTCGCGGACTAACTTTGTCTGAGCCGGATCCGGAACCGGCAGTGTACCGCCGCCGTCACCAACCGCCATTGCGGAAATATTCATCTGCGTACCCAGCGCGACAGCGTTCGCCAGCTGTGCCGCGCCGTAGTTCGTCAGGATAGCGAAATACTTTGCTGTCATGGGTTTACTCTCACTTTATCAATGGTTATCAGCGCGGCACCGAGATAGTCCGCGCTTTCTACCCGGACGGTTTCCGGGATATACGGATAAACAGTCAGCGTGTCGCCGGTACTGGTGGCGGCACCGCAGTAAAAATATCCGGATGTGCTCAGGTTGATAGATAACCCGAGCAGGTGACGGCTGACGGGCTTTGCGTCAAAAATCAGGCGTTCAAGTTCAAAATAGGTTTCTTCGGTGATGCCGGTTTCCGACACGCCGACCGTCAGGCGGAATGTCCCGTTCCGGTCGCCGGTTTTCCACCATTCGGTGACGCTTATCAGATATCCGAGCGGCTCCACGACACGGCGCAGCGCACCGATGGTGCCCTTATGTTTGTGAACGAACATGGAGGATTTGATCACGTCCCGCTTTGTCCGCTCCGGCCAGTCCGCATCCCAGCGGTCAACCGACCACGCCCACGCCAGATACGGCAGCAGAGGCAGCGGACAGGTATCAGGATTAACCAGGGTTTTTATCGGTACCGGCACGCGCTCTATCGCGGCACAGGCTTCGGCGGCAGCAAGTTCCAGCGGGCTGGACCCGGTCGGCAGCAGGCGGCTACTCATCAGAACCCCCGACCGTGACAGTCACACCGGTACAAAATGACGCCTGTGTATTACTGATCACGATATCTTTTGCCGGGCTGTTCAGTTCAACACGCTGAACCCCCTCTACATGCAGGGCAGCATAAATAGCTGACAGCCGGATATCCCGCCCGATACGGTGCTGCTCCTTCACATACCGGGCTATCTGTTCAAGGGCTGCGGCCTCAATCGGTTCGGATTCCGGTGTCGGGAACAGGTACAGCACGGCATCAACCGCATAATTCACAATTTCGACAGACTGCACGGTGACGCGGTCAGCCACCGGCCGCACATTCTCATCATTCAGTGCCTTATCAACGAGGGTCAGCAGTTCCGCCGGTGCTGTGCCGTCGCCCTCACGGGACAGCACGCTGACGGTCACACAGGCAGGCTCCGGGCTGATTGCCGAGGCGTCCGCGACCTGTCCGGAAGCGCTGCGTGCATGAAAAACATAAGCGCCGGCCGGCCCGGCAACACTCATTCCCTCAAACGCCTGCGGGATGCGCATCCGGAAATCAGAATCCGATTCATAAATGGCTGGTACCGGTGGGATCGCCGTATCATCAGCCGCCTGAATAACCAGCCGGGGAACGTTATTGTTCGCGCCCAACTGGTCGAGATCGCCGCCACGGGCAAATGCCACCATACAGGCGCGGGCAGACTCGTTAACGTACTGACGCAGCAGTAATTCCCGGTAGGCGTTTTCCTGTAACAGTTTTACCAGCGGTTCTGATTCCAGTTGCAGCACACGGGCGACCGGCTCCCGCTGTTCCTCCGGCAGTGCGGCCAGCAGTGCGGCTTTGCGCTCACTGAAAATCTGTTCAAATTCCGGTAATACAATGACGTCCGGAGGCGGTAAGCGGCTGATGTCGATGGTTGGCATAGTGTTTACCTCACGGGTACGGAGAAAGAGAAAGGCTGACCGGTGGCTGAATAGGTACCTTCAAGGTCAACCACAACCTGAGCGGCTTCTGGAGATGTAATGGTGATTTTTTCAATCAGGATGCGCGGTTCCCAGCGCAGCAGGGCGGTATAGCACGCGGCCATCAGCTGTAATTTAAATGCGGGATTGTCCGCGCTGTCCGTCATCCGGAACAGTAAAGAGCCGTAGGTGCGGCGGGCAATACGGGAGCCGACCGGCGTTTTCAGGATATCGCGCACCGACTGGCGCACATGGTCAATATCGGTGATATTTTCGCCGGTCAGTGCGTGAAAACCGTAATATTTCATTTCGGGCCGTCCGTCCGGCTTCCGCCGCGCTCTACGCCGCCGTGATTATGATCATCAATCACCACGCCGTTTGAGGAGAACGTCCCGCCGGTATGCGTAAAGCTGCCGGACATTTCCCCGCCCTGCATCACGTTCAGGGTGGCGCAGGTAAGATTGTCCGAACAGATAACGGTCGGGGTAACAAGGCGGATGTGTTCTTCCGCATTCACGATCACAACAGGGGAATTTGCGGTGATGCTTTCCCCGGCATCAATCAGGGCGGTTTTGATGCCGGTCGCTTTCAGTGCGCCGGTCGCCGGTTCGTATTCAATCACCGCGCCGTCAGAATAGGTCACGTGGTCGGCAGTCAGGGATTCAGACGGCTCAGGGTGATCATCCTGAAAAAGTCCGGCCAGCACAACGGCAGTGGTCAGTTCTCCGCCGACAGACAGGATCACCACCTGTTCCCCCACGGACGGCGGGAAGCTGCGGCGTGAATCACCGGCGCGGGGTGTGACCCACGGAAGCCAGTCGGTTTGCAGATTTCCGGTCTGCACACGACAGCCGCGGCGGATATCAGTATCAGTGATAACCCCGGTTCGGATGATGTTTCGGATCAGGCGGAGCAGTTCCGCGATGCTGGTGTTTGTGCTCATGGTGACAGACTGCCACCGGAACGGCGGGTAATGCACCGTTCCGGTGTTGTGTGGTGAATGTCACAACATCAGGAAGCGAGAAAGTCGATAAGCAGGGATTCAATACGGCGGACATCTTCCGGGGAATAGCCCAGTAACTGCCGTGACGGGTACTGAATATCCATGTTCCGCAGCCGTTCTTTCAGCCCGAACTGGTGTACTGCCGCGATATTGGCCGCAGCCGGGGCAAAGTAAACGGATGCCTCGTTTTCATTGGCAAATATCCGCATATAACGGGCCGTTGCCAGACGTTTGAACATGCGGGTCTGTTTACTTTTGCCTTTGACTTTGATCCGGTCTTTTTTGACGGACACAAAACGCTGAATATCACCTTTGCGGAAGGATCGCACCGCGCCCTTATCCGTATCAAAACCGGTTATCATCCGCTTGTTCTGCTGCCAGTTTTTCAGGCTGCGCTGCTGACCGCGCCAGATGAACTTCATTTCCCGCTGTACCGTAATAAACTGTGCTTTGCGGCGGGTGTAGGCACTGCCGTCCGGGTTTTTCTGTTCCCGGATGCGTTTAATCTGGCTGTTGCGCAGGTCGCGGACAATTTCCCGTGACAGTTTTTTCCGTTCTGCCGGGCTTACCCGCGCCAGCAGTCCGGCAAGTTCATGTTCCAGTGCATCAAGGCTCTGTTCTGACATTCAGATACTCCCAGCTGTCCATCGGGTTTTCCGGTTCCGGCACGGCGTCAACGTGGTATTGCCCGTCTTTTTCTGTGACGATCACCCGTTCGGTCAGTTTCAGGTCAATGCTGATATTGGCACTCAGGTTATTCAGAATATCAGCCTCAAAGCGGATACCGTTCTGCCGCTTGTCCGGGTTGGCCAGAATATCCGGCTGATGTTGTTTCACCCATTCAACCACCACGGCAAACACAATATTCTGATCACCGGGAAAGGCTTCAAGGATAATGTTCAGGCTGTAACTGTATTCATAGGACAGTGACGGTTCATTTGTCGCAATAATGCCGCCATCGTCAACGAACAGGTACAGTTTTTCCGGATTGTCGCTCAGGTAACGAATTTTTTTCAGCAGGGTATCTTTAATGCTGTTCAGTTTTTTCATGTTGCCTTGCCTTTTCTGCGGCACGGATGCCCTCAAGCTGGGTGTTTGCCTCATCCAGATCCGCTAACAGTAAATCAATCCACAGCGGTAATTCGCAGTAGGTCAGAACACGGGCGGCAGGGACGGCGGCACCGGCTTTGTCAGTGAGTCCGGCAGCGGGGTGCATTGTGCGGGAACGTAGACGGTGCGTGTCACGGAGCAGCCCGTCAGAAACAGCGCGAGGCACAGAAAGATCACAGGTCGGATCTTTTTTAAGGATGGTGCGGTATTCAATCCGGTGTTCCTCCGAGGCGGCACGCTGCGAGATATTATTCTGCGTTGCCGCCTGTGCTATCTGGTTAAAGCGGTTAAATTCAAATGACTGTGTGACGATAACACCGGCCTGTCTGCTGATGTCATTTTTCAGCCCGTCATTTTCAGCGGCCAGCCGTTCGGCTTTGTCGTAGTAATGTTTCAGACCAAAGGATAATAAGCCCGCAATCAGCAGGCTGAACAACAGCGTGATAATGCGGGCTTTGGTCGTCATAACAGTGCATACGCCTTTTCAAAAACAGCATCACTGTACGGCTGAGAGGCATTTTCGACCTGAATAATAGCCTTTGCCATAGCAACAGCAGTGGCTTTATCATGCAGATCTAAGCAGGCGTTACGCCGGAATCCGGTTTCTTTGCAGACGCGGGTAATATAGTTTTCCGTGTGATTATTATCCGCAGCCGGTGCCCAGCGTTCGATAATTTCTTCCACGGTGTCAATGTTTCCGCATCCCATCCCCGGTTTTCCCTGATATTTTGAGTAGGTGCGCAATAATTTCATCAGGGCGCGGATGCCGTACTCCGGCGCAATAAACGTACAAAACTGACTGTCAGCCTGTACACCGGCCAGCCCCTGCCATTTCGATTTACTGTGCCGGATGTTACCCGGATTATTATTTCGGATACCTCGTGACATTAGTCAGTCCCCCAGTCGTTTATTAATCATGCGGTGTGCAATTTCGCGTATCTTCTCAACACCCAAAAAACCAACAGCACCGCCGATCATGCCGGAGGCACCGTTCGGGATGCCGATGAACTCCGCGCCGCTGATGATGGCCCACGACAGCGCACCGCACAGCAGGCATTCCGCCCACTTGTTTTTACGGGTGTCGCCGTCATAAATCAGGCACGCATAACGGATCAGAATGGCAACCGCCACACCGGAAAGCTGCGGCCATGCGTTTTTAAGGGTGTCGAGAATATCAGCCCAGTGTTCTTTCATTGTTTTCATACCCATCCCCCTTTGTGGAGGTGTTATCAGTTCCAGAGTTGGAGCATCGGTTTTTGTTGCGGTTCAGTCACATCGGGCAGTTCGACAGGCGTTCCGTGCGGCAGTACCGCGCCGTGAGCGGCAAGGCCGGGGTTCAGTTCAAGCGTCTGCTCAACCACACCGGCAGTCTGTCCGAGTACCCGGAAGCACAGGGCGTCAAGGGTTTCCCCCTGTAAGGCAAAGACTTTCATATCAGCTCACAGATATTGTGTGATTCACCCTTGATACGCTGGATCGCCCACTGCACATCACGCCAAAGATCATCCACGGTTTCACCCAGGGCGGCGGCTTTCTTTTCGCCGCTGTCGGTGGTGTCAGTGTCGCGGTAACGCTCTGTCAGACCGGCTTTTGCATGGCTGTAGACTGCCCGGCGGTAAAGTAAAACCAGTTCACTTTCATTGCTGATGTGGTCCGCCGGAATTGCTGCCACTGACATAAATCCGGCGGCAATCTGTGACTGTTTCCAGTCCGCTAACTCGCGGTTCACTTCAATCATGGCGGTGATGATGGTGTGTTTCAGGCGTTCCGTGGTGACTTTGCCGTCCGTCAGTACTGCAAGCTGATAATCCCGCAGACTGATATCCGGGAAAAAATCCCCGCTGCTGAGTGTTTCGTCCGGTATGTCAGTGGTTTTGTCTGATGTGAAGTCCATCTGTTACCCCGTAAAAAGGTGGGCGGTGGACAGCGTGCAGGCCCGGAGGCTATTCCGCTGTGCCGCCCCGGCGCTGTGGCTCGTTCTGCTGTGCCGTGTCGCGTTCTTCCTGCTGTCTGGCGATCAGCTTTTCCAGCTGGCGCAAATCCTGCTTAACGCCGACACGGTCATATAATTCAAGTGCCCGTAACCATGAACAGGTGGCAGGCTGTAAATACCCGTCATCACGCTGTGCATAGCCGAGCCATTTCAGGAGGTTTGCCCGGACCTGATCCGGCATATCCTCATCACCGGTCAGATCGAGGGTGCGGGTCAGCACATCCAGCGGTACCGGGGTTTTTGCGGTGTACATTTTTTCCGCCATATCCGCGATTTCTTCCGCCACGGCACACCCGGTTGTCCGGGTGTGATTTTCCGGCATTTTCAGGTCATGTCGCAGGGCATAATCCGCGATATCCAGTGCGCCGTGAAAATCTCCGGCATCAATCCGCCAGAGCATCACCCGCATCAGAACATCGTCCTGCTGACCTTTTCCCGAACTCAGGATGCCGCTGACCCACGGGGCGTAATTCGGCAGTATTTCCCGCTTGGTGGCGGCTTTGCGCTCAAACGACTGAATGCGTTTCAGCCTGCGGCGGTCAGCATTCATCATCAGAGTCATCTGTGTGTAAGCCGTGCCGGTCTGAGTGACCGGGCTGCGCTGCTGCGCATCCTGTTTCGCACTGACCAGCATCACATGACGGCGGAAAATACTGCCACTCATTACTTACCGTCCTGTGTTTCTGTTTCCGGCGCTTCCGGTTTTACCGGTGCCAGCATTTTGATGTTTTCGATAAGCGCGGTACCGCGATAATCCTCAACGACATACGCCTCATTCACGGACTCAAAGTTCTCAATCCGGTCACGTTTCGGGTTGTCGATGATGTGGCGGCGGCGGGTTTCGTTCTGCCAGTAAATCGACAGGTTATCCAGACGGGTGATAAACAGGGCATTTTCCGGGAAGTACGGCGCACGCACTGCCTGTAAACCGCCGATGCGTTTCTGGCTGATAATCATATCCGCAGCCAGTTTTTCACTGTTTTCCTGCTCTTTGTTGACCAGCGGGAAATATTTGTCGGCTAACAGTTTGCGTCCGCAGATAACGACCAGTTCGGTATCGTCGCGGTATTCTTCGTCGATAATCTCATCAACGGCACTCATCACCAGTGCGTCAAGGTTGAGGAAGTCGCCGCCTTTACCCACGCGGATAACAGGAGAAATGACCTGGCCGTCCTCACCCTTCACATCACTGACCACATGCCGCGGTGCATCGGTGCGGACTTTTTGCAGCCAGCCGATATTGACGTCTTCCAGCATTTTGTTTGCAGCACGGTCGGATGTTTTGGCGCGGTGTGTACCGTTAAAGCCGATCATAATGCGGTCAAGCGCCTGACGGCGGATAATGGCATTACGGATGCGCAGCTGGAAGTCTTTGAATTTCGCCCACAGATCCAGTTTCTGATAGGTCAGCGCGGTGTCAAAGTTGGTCTGCTGGCAATCATAGGTGATATCTGTCATATCAGACGGATCGGACGGGTCGCGCTCTTTGGCATTGGTATCCGTGGTACCGGCAATCGTAGAGCCGACACCCAGCCCGATGACCTGTCCGGTCTTTTCATCCACGGGGACGATATTCACAAAGCCGAGGAACGCAGCGGACATCTGGATGTTGTCTTCCAGTTTCTGTGCCACGGCAGGCGTGATTTCCACCTTGCTGCTCAGTTCTTCAACCGGCACTTCATAAAGACCGGCCAGCCGGGTCAGGAATGCATTAAATTTAAAACGTGTCTCTTTTTTCATGTCTTTTTCTCAATTCTGGTGAGCCGGGATCAGCAGTCGGTCAGCAGTTCTTCCTGCTGTGTGCCGTTGTTGCCGAAAGATACCGGGCGCTGGCTGCCGCTGCCGTCCTGTTTGCTTAACTGGTCTTTCAGCTCGCTGAGTTCTTTTTTCAGCAGATCCAGCCCCGCAGGTTCACCCGGCTGTGACAGGGAAAGTGCATTTTTTTTCAGTCCGGCGATATCCGTCTGAATGGCTTCGATAGCTTTTGCGCACAGTTCAACGCTCTGATGCACATCATGAAAACGGGCATCATCCTGCTTACCTTTTCCGGTCAGCATTTCTGTGATGCGGCTGAACAGGGACGGGCCTTTAGGCTCTTCCGGCTTGTCTTCCGCCAGTTCGATCACGGTTTCTTCCGCCAGGGTGAACACGTTGTCTTTTGACTGTTTGCGGTCAGACAGCGGGCTGTTACCGGATTTCTGGCTGAATTGCAGCATTTCGGTGCCGAGACTCGCCGGGCTGTCAGTGACGGCCAGACCGACCAGATAGGCTTCGCCGGTGTCGGAGAATTTCGGGGCGATTTCAGCGGAGGTATAGACTTTCTGACGCTTTTTGTTCATCTGGATCAGTTCGTCAGTCGGAAGCAGGGTTGCGTACAGGGCCAGCTTGCCTTTCAGCGCACCCTCAGTGATTTCAGCCGTATGCACGGATTCAACATCACCAAAACGCGGCATCCATTCGTAACCGAGGTGCTCAAGATTAATGCGCGCCCCGTAAACGTTCGGATCGTAGTTCTTTTCAATGTCGGTCAGCCAGCTGCGCTGCACTGTGCGGCCGTCGGTTGTGGCACCTTCAACACAAATACGCACCGGCTTTGTTTTTACTGTCATGTGGTGACTCCATCAGTCAGGACGGGATTGTCAGAGTGATGGGGCTATGGTTCCGGTGAATGGCCGCAGAGACAATGAAACGCTGTTGTACCGTGACTGGCACAACAGAACGGCAGGGCACAGAGGGAGTGCGGCCAGTAATCTGGCGGCATGGAAACGATAACAGTATTTGATTCACGCAAAAAGGCCATGCACCTGTATTTCAGCGGCTACCGTATCGCACGGATCGCGGAAATGCTGGGTGAGAAAACCTCGACCATTCACAGCTGGAAGCGCCGCGACCAGTGGGACGACATCACCCCGTATGACCGGGTGGAGTTTTCCATTGAAGCGCGGTTGTGCCAGCTTATCGCCAAAGACAACAAAGAAGGGAAAGATTACAAAGAGATTGACCTGTTAGGGCGGCAGATGGAGCGGGCCGCCAAAATCCGGAAATACCGGAACGGCGGCAATGAAACCGATCTCAATCCGAAACTGGCGAACCGCAACGCCGGTGAACGCAAAGCCCCTGAGAAAAACGTATTCAGTGACGAGCAGATCGAAAAGCTGGAACAGATTTTCATGGGGAATATGTTTGAGTATCAGAAAAACTGGTACCGCGCCGGGGCGCAGAACCGCATCCGCGATATTCTCAAATCCCGCCAGATAGGGGCGACCTACTATTTTGCCCGCGAAGCCTTTATGGATGCGCTGCTGACCGGGCGCAATCAGGTGTTTCTTTCCGCCAGTAAAGCTCAGGCCCACGTTTTCAAACAGTACATCATTGAAATTGCCCGTGAAGTGGATGTTGACCTGAAAGGCGATCCGATTGTGCTGCCGAACGGCGCTACCCTGTATTTTCTCGGAACCAATGCCCGCACCGCACAGAGCTATCACGGCAATCTTTACCTGGATGAATATTTCTGGATACCGAAGTTTCAGGAACTGCGCAAAGTCGCCTCCGGCATGGCGATGCACAAAAAATGGCGCCAGACCTATTTTTCCACACCGTCAAGTCTGACCCACAGTGCCTATCCGTTCTGGTCAGGAAAACTGTTTAACCGGGGCCGTGCCAAAGCGGATCACGTGGATATTGATATCAGCCATGCGGCATTACGTGATGGTCGTCTGTGTGAGGATGGCCAGTGGCGGCAGATTGTTACCGTTGAAGATGCGGTGCGCGGCGGCTGTGATCTGTTTGATATCGCACAGCTGCGCCTTGAATACAGTCCGGATGAATATCAGAACCTGCTGATGTGTGACTTTGTGGACGATATCGCGTCCATTTTCTCGCTGGAACTGATGCAGAGTTGTCTGGTTGATTCGTGGGATGTGTGGGAGGACTTTCAGCCGGAATTGTACCGGCCATACGGACACCGGCCTGTGTGGATAGGCTATGACCCGGCGAAAGGTACTGAGGGCGGCGACAGTGCCGGATGTGTGGTGATCGCACCGCCGGTGATGTTCGGCGGCGCGTTCCGTATCCTTGAGCGTCACCAGTGGCGCGGGATGGATTTCCGGGCACAGGCGGAAGCCATCAAACAACTGACCGAACGCTATAACACGGAATACATCGGTATCGACAGTACCGGGATCGGACACGGGGTCTTTAAATCCGTACAGGAATTTTTCCCGCAGGTACGGGAATTTATCTATAACCCGGCGGTAAAAAACGCTCTGGTGCTGAAAGCATGGGATGTCATCAACAGCGGACGCCTTGAGTTCGACGCCGGAGACCGGGACGTCATTCAGTCGTTTATGGCTATCCGCCGTTCAACCACGGCCAGCGGCAACCGCCCGACCTATGAGGCCAGCCGCAGCGAGGACGCCAGTCATGCGGATCTTGCCTGGGCGACGATGCACGCCCTGTTCAACGAACCAATCACGGGTGAGAGCACCCAAAATCATAATATCGTGGAGCTTTACTGATGAGCCGTAAAAACAGAAACAAACAGCACAAACAAAAGAGTACCGGCGGCGTGGAGGCGTTCACGTTCGGTGAGCCGGTGTCCGTTCTCGACAGCCGGGAGATTTATGATTATCTGGAATGTGCCCGGATGGATCAGTGGTATGAACCGCCGATGAGTTTTAACGGCTTGTCCAAGGCATTCCGGGCGGCACCGCATCACAGCAGTGCAATCTATGTGAAGCGCAATATTCTGACCAGTACCTTTATCCCGCACCCGTTGTTAGACCGGAAAACGTTCAACAGCTTTGCGCTGGACTTTCTGATATTCGGTAACGGTTATATTGAAAAACGTCACAACCGGCTGGGCGGCATACTGGGATTCAAACATGCCCCGGCGAAATATACCCGCCGGGGTATCGATCCGGATCAATACTGGTTTGTGAAATACGGTTACGACAGTGAGCCGTTCCCGTTTGAATCCGGCGCGGTGTTTCACCTGATTGAACCGGATGTGAATCAGGAACTGTACGGTCTGCCGGAATATCTGGCCGCGCTGCCGTCAACGCTGCTGAATGAATCCGCGACACTGTTCCGCCGCCGGTATTACCTCAACGGCAGTCACGCCGGGTACATCATGTACATCAGTGATTCCGCTCAGACGCCGGGTGACATCGACAATATCCGCAAAGCGGTGCGCAGCAGCAAAGGACCCGGTAACTTCCGCAACCTGTTTCTGTATGCCCCGAACGGAAAGAAAGACGGGATTCAGGTGATGCCGCTCAGTGAAGTTGCCGCCAAGGATGAATTCCTGAACATCAAGAACGTCAGCCGTGATGACATGCTGGCCGCGCACAGGGTACCGCCGCAGCTGATGGGGATACTGCCGCAGAATACCGGCGGCTTCGGGGATGTGGAAAAAGCAGCCAAGGTGTTTATCCGTAATGAACTGATGCCGTTACAGGCCAAGATGAAACAGCTGAATGACTGGTGCGGTCAGGAGGTGATCCGGTTTGAGGATTACCGGCTGCCGGACGACGGCGAATAATCACAGCACTAACCACAGAAACCGCCGCCCGGCGGTTTTTTTACGTCCGCACATAATGAAGATTGGCGTTATCAATAATAATAACGCCCCATAATATTATACTAAACCCGCAGCCGGAATACGAATCTGCCGGATTTTGCCACCCTGTAACCCGCCTTTACATCGCCTGTATCGCTCTGTGCGACGACCTGAAAAAAGATAACCTATGACCCGCCTTTCTGATTTTAACGCCGCAGCGCCCAGGAAATTTGCGGGAACCGGGAAACGAATAAACATGCTGCCGCGCAATCGTAGCCCCGCCACGCCTGCCCACTAAATGCACCGCTTTTCATGCACCTGCAAGCTGTCCTCTGAACCCCGCCGGATATGGGGCTGCACGTGAATGATGATCAGTTCCCGTTCATGCGTTTTTGAGGGATTTTTGCATGATTTATGCACCAGTCCGGAAACAGTGAAAATCGTTCTGATTTTTCCTGCCCCCTCCGGAAAGCGGTTACATCGGTTACACGCTCAGAAAACACGACATAAGTCATTGATACTGAATATATCACTTGTAACTTTTATACGGTTACATCGGGTAACAAAACATAGGGTAAAAAGTTACACCCTTATAAATCAATATATTATGAATATGAAATGTAACCTTTTTATTCGGTTACACGTAACTGCAAAGTAACCCTTTTGTAACTCCCGATATACTCATTATTTCTTTATTAATTCAGTAGGATAGAGAGATAACTAAATTTTGTAACCATTGTAACCCGTTTCCGAACCCCCCCCACGGATTTTCATTATTAATATATGGGGATAAAAAGCAGATGATTCTTTCTCTGTTTTTATCGTACTCACGCAAAGCTATTCTGCATTCTTCCGTATGTATTTATCTGTTGCAGGTGAGGCTATGTATCACAGGCAGACGGTGAGGAAGGGGGCAGGATTGGTTCGGTAGTTCGGCAGATGATGGGAGGAATTTACGGGCAAGAAAAAACCGCCGGGGTAGGCGGTTCTGGTGTTGTGTTTTTACTGTATCTCGCCATTCGGCCCCAGCATTACTGACGGCCTTTCATACCCAATATATGACTCGTTCACAATCAGCGGGTTAACATATTTTGGATTGTTTCTTTTGAAATCGTCAATAATTGACCGACGCGCGTCAAAGTCCAGAACAACCTGGTCTGATGGTCTGTCATTTGATGACAACAGATTTGAGTAGCCAAAGTTTCCATTTAGTAAAAAGTTAAGCGTCACCATAAAATAGTGCCGTGGCTCATCGTTCTTAATTGTCATAGTGGCTTACTCCATTCCGGTAACTGACACAAATACGCCTGCCGAAAATAACTATCCGAATAATAGGGGCGCAGATCGTCAATTTTTCTACAGTGATGCGATGAACACTCATGCGGCAAAAATGGTACTGAATCGTGATACCAGCTATTACCGCTGAAATGAATATCTTTTCCGGAGGCAAATTCATCAATTGACGAATAAAACGTTAACCGCCATTTCTCATTTGCCGTCACCCCGTATGCTGCATGGATTGCATTCCACGGATCAGAAAAATAAGCCCACTCTGATAAATACGTATCACCACATAAACCAGCCCATGTTTTATTATCATCTGGTAAAAACCTGATCTCAGCTCCATTGCTCAGCATAATTATTCCGGTTCCTAATGCTATTTTGCACCCTAAAAACAGGCCGATATACTGAGCAATATTTGAAATAAAATCATCTTCAGGATCTGGTGATTTATACTCTATAAATATTTTATTTCTCCCGGTAAGACAGGCATCAAGCACGGCTTCAAGTGCAAAATAATAGTCCGCACCAATCTCACGGCCTTTATGTAAATCACGGGCACGCTGAAAACGTTGCTCATACCAGCGTTTTTGCCACGGAAATAACGTATTCAGCTGCTCATACAGACTCATAATTAAATCGGTTGTCACTTCAATTTTAATGGTCATTTTTATTATCCCGTATGGTTAGTTTTCACTGTTTTCCTGAAATACCCAGCACTTGATCACTTCCGGCTTTTTCGCGGTACTGGCTATCGGTAAGCAACTGTTGTACATGCTGTTTACACAGCTTCTTACGGTTTTGATGCCGATGAATTTCCGCATCTTCCCGGCTTTCAGCAGGTTTTTGATATCCGTATTCAGCAGCAGGGACTGTCTCTGTTCACTTGCCACCTGTGCGATATGGTTAAAGTTCACCGCATAAACGCCCGGTTCAGTGCTGTGGTTCACGCCGTGGGCTTCGTTGTCCTGGAGATAATCAAAGGTTTCCCAGAACTCCATCACCGGCGGCTGATCAAGCTGAATTGCCTGAACGCGCTGTTTTGCCAGTTCAACAATAAAATCCCGCGTCTTTCTGATACGGTCAGCTTTCACCGGCAGTACCAGCGACACGGTTTCCAGCAGGGCGATCAGCTGGGCGTGGTTTTTGGCGATACGCTCATGATTAATCGCTTTATCCGCAAATAACTGCGCCTGTAAATCATCCACCCGGTCGGTGTACTGTTTTAAAATGGCATCTTCTTTCATCAGCACCAGCGGCAGGAACCCGGACAGTTTTTCGATAGGGTAGCGTTCCAGCGCAATAGCTGCATGGCGGGTTTCAATGGTCTGTTCGGCTTTGTCGGTGTAGAGGTGGATAATCCGCTCCAGAACGGCGCGTGAGGCGTTTATCTCCGCATTCTGTGCAATGATGATGCTGCCCTTAAATAACGGCTCATAGGTCTCGTTACCGTTATTTTTTACACCAAGTGAACGGGTTGCACGCCCGTTATACAGGGCTTTCAGCTCCTCCCAGTCGAACGCCTTTAATTTTGCATTATCCTGAACGCGGTCACTTTCAATTAAGCAGACCGGCAGATTACTTATCTGCGAAAAGTTACGGCCACGGGCGGCGGCACTGGATTTTGACGCATCAAAACCCTCGTAATCCGCACGGCCGCACAGCCGCCACAGAAATTCAATCAGGGTACTTTTCCCGGAACCCGGTTCCCCGCAAATTTCCAGAAACGGATAACTTTTGTGGATCTTGCGGATCTGCTCTGAAAACAGAGAACCCAGCCAGAACGCCAGCACCACATAGCCTTTTTCACCGAATGCGCTCCAGAGAGAATCCAGCCAGCGGTTATCAAATTCGTTTAAATCGGTATTGATTGATAATGCCGGGCTTAAACTCAGGGTTTTGATATCCAGCTTATTCAGGGAAAAATAATCTTCTTCGTTCAGGGTGAAACATTTACCGTTCTGCACGGCCACGTCATTAAAGACATACACGCCGTACTCTTTGTTGTAACCGACATAATTCTGCGTGATCACTTCTTTGATATCCGGCAGCGCCTGTTTGCAGATGCGGTCTAATTGCAGGGTTGTGCCGGTATACACCGCGCCTTTTGCCACATGCAGCAGCCGTTTTTTAAACTCACCGGCGCTGGTCAGCTGCGCGGCGGTAAAGGTGGCTTTCACACACGCCTGACGATGGGGAAAATCAACGCGGATATAATACCAGGACTCATCCGTTTCAACGGATTTCTGAAAATACAGCGGTGTGGGATAGCAGTTGGCGATCTCAACGACGGTCCCGGATTCTTTCACCGCTTTTTGCCGGGCTTCTTCGTCCGTCAGTACCGGTTCAGCATCGTTGATGCGCTCAATGGCTTTCATCATCTTATCGACATCCAGCTTAAACCAGTACAGCCGGTTATCATGCTGAAAATCAAATTCTGATCGCTCGGTCTGGTTGAACATCAGCCGGGCTTTTTCAAACGCAGATGCGGCCAGCAACAATTTACCGTAATAGCGGTAACGGTCGAGATCCCGTTCAGTCAGACGTTCTTTGATGTGTAAGTCGTTCCAGTCATTGCCGTTGTCGGTTTCCGCCGGTCGTGCGGCAGTGGCACGCCAGCCCTCATCCCGGCTGCGGGAAACAAATTTTTTCATCGCCCGTTCACCGGCACTGCCGTTATCCAGTGCCCACACCAGTAACGGTTTTTTCTCTGCGCCCAGCGCTTCCCTCAGCGCGTTAAGGGCAATATCCGGGTAGTTGTGGCAGGTCATCAGGGAAACGGCGGTAATGCCGTTCTGAATCAGGCTCAGGGCGTCAAAAATACCTTCTGTCAGCCAGATTTCTTTCGCCTGTGTTAAATCCTGTTGCGGATGCTGCCACCAGTAACCTTTATACGAGCCGAAAAAGTTGGCTTTGCGGTCAAAACGGGATGGCCGGTCGATGATCCGTTCCCAGTACGCACCGTTCGGCAGGGGGAATTTGACGGTTGCCGCCCCCAGTCCGTCAGCATGATAAGATGATTCCGTGTACAGACCTTTCAGGGTACTGATATCCAGTCCGCGTGAGTGCTGCAAATAGGCATCTGCAGCCGCATTCGGTGCCTGTTCTGTCTTCGGATAGTGGGCTGACCAGTCATCAAAAACATCCGGGTACATCTCTTTGACAAATAATTCGGCTCCGCACTTATTTTCACGGCCGCAGCGCAGCACAAACGGCATTTCCACAGAGGTAAAGAGTTCTTTCTTTTTACAGTTCGGGCAGACACCCTGCCGCAGATAGCCGTTCTGTTCTTTGAACTGAAAGTCGTTTATGAGGCGCGGCAGTAATGCCTGTAAGTGATATGATTTCATGCGATAACCTTACCGGATGATGATTAATTCAGAACCGCGATAATTTCACGTGCTTTTTTACGATTCCCGTTCGCTGCAATTGAGCGTGCGGCTTCTGTTTCATGGATGGTGAAGCCTAAATCGGCGTACAGTTCTGTTGCGGCCGGCGAGTTGGAAACCGTAACCGGAGTCCCCTGCATGTCATTCAAATCTTTCAGGGCAAAGGCCAGTTCTTCATTGTCTGCATCCGTGAAACCGCCGCTGTGATACTGCGTGAAACTGGTTCCCATGTATGGCGGATCGCAGTACACGCCGTCCTCAAAATCGACCAGAGATAAAGTGTCCTGCCATGCGAGGTGCTGAATGCTGGCTTTTTCGGCTTTGGCCGCAAATGTGCGGATCTCTGCTTCCGGAAAATACGGCTTTTTGTAATGTCCGCAGGGAACATTAAATCCGCCTTTCCTGTTGTAGCGGCATAATCCGTTATAACAGTGACGATTCAGATAAATAAAATAGGCTGCGATAAATTCCGGTTGTAATACATGCCTGGAATTATTAAAAAATTCTCTTTCCAGATAATATCCGTTCTGAAATATTTCCATTTCAAACAGGTTGCGGGCCATGCATAAAACCGTACCAATATTATCTGAGGCTATTTGCTGATACATCGTAATCAAATCATGATTTACATCAGCAATTAAATACTGTTCATAATCAGTATTCATCATCACGGCACAGAAACCGGCGAAAGGTTCGACCAGGCGTTTTGTTTTAGGCAGGTAAGGGCGTAACTGCTCCATGATGCCGACTTTTGAACCTGCCCATTTCAGGATGGTTCTTTTCATTACCAGCCTCCCCGTTTTATTATTTTCATTTTCCCGCACCCCGGGCATCTGACATGTAATTCGGTATATTTAATATTGTGAATACTCATGCGGTGAAAACTGTCGTAAACCTTCCACCCATGCAGACCAAAACGGCAACGAATATCCATCTCACACGCTCCGGTAATGTTTATTTTTTAATTCATGAATGAACTGACAGTCCGCACACAGCGTGCAGCCAATGACGGCCTTTCTGCGTGCTTCCGGAATAGGGCGGTCACAGATCTCACACACAAACACGGATATACGGGTGATCACCTGCCGGGCTGCGGCTATCTGACTTTCCAGCACAAGTGCGGCGTGGTCGTTGGCGCGGTCGATTTCATCAGACATGATTCAGTTCTCCCGCTTCATTTTCAAAGCGATCGGCATCGTCCATCAGTAACTGACAGATTTCTGCCTGTTCTAATTTTTCTTTCATTATTTTTGTTGCAAGTGAACGCTGGCGATCAGCAAACCGGTTAAGCAGAGACTTACGTTCATCTTCGCGGTTAGCTTTTATATTTTCAGCTACCGGTGTAAATATCGGATCAGGAAAAGATTTCATTTTAAAACCTCTTTATTTTGGTAATGGGATGCCCTACATTATTAATGCAATTATTTTTTAATAACCGAACTGATGTGTTTTTGTGTTTCTAGTTATCTGTAAATAATTTATTATTTATTTTTAAATAAATTATCTATAAATTTAATCGCTTCCTGTAATGAGTTTTCATTTCCGAATGAATGACATTCATCTGCACCATTCCGCAATGTAATCTGATACTGGGTCAGTGGTCTGGTCACATTACCCGGCAATGTGACAATAACAAAGCCGCGATATGAATGACTGTGAGTGCTTATTTGTGTAACCATGGTTATCCTCAACCAACCTGCGGTTTACCTAAACCCAACCATACAAGCCAGCCGTTGCGCATTTCTTCTGGCAAGGTGGTACGCGCAAGGTTCATACCCTCGTTCCATTCGGAAACGCAGATGTAATACTCGCCGCGGCTACCGTTTGGGGCCTTCATTTCCACATACGGCAACTTTCCAGCTTTACGCATATCAGAAACAGCCTGTGTGGTTTTTCCGATCATTTCTGCGAATTTGGCCTCTGTCACATAATTCGCAATGCCATGAATCTTGGTCTCAGTAACCTTTACGTTATCCTTCGCCATCTGTTAACCTCTCTTGCTGTGGCTCTCTGTAGCCCTCTTGTGCTCTCTGCTGCTTTGTAGAGGGTTTCAATTCACTTATAAAATAAGAGAGTTCTAATATTATGTCAACCTTCGATAGGGAGAAGTTAAAATTGATTCGGGAATCTGAGCGATTAAATGTTAAACAGGTAGCCGAACTAATTGGCGTCAATTATGTTACTTATCATGGGTATGAGAGTGGAAAAGCAAAAATGTCGTTAGAGTCAGCGATGAAGTTTTTTTCAATCCCCATATTTCGAAAATACATGACATGGTTCATGTTTGACGAAATCAATCCCGAAGCTGGTCAGATAGCACCGGCCCTCGCACACAGTGGGCAAGACGAAACAATGTCATCCCGCTCAGACAAGAAAATTGGCTAACAATACATCTGGATTTTTGTGAGTTTATTGATTCACGAAGTCTTTGCGCCTTCGGAGGGCTTTCTTATGTCAATTAAGAAACTCGAAGACGGTCGCTATGAAGTGGACATTCGTCCGACTGGCCGCAACGGAAAGCGCGTCAGACGGAAATTTGATAAGAAGTTTGAAGCCGTTAATTACGAACGGTATGTGATGGCTAACCACTCGAAAGAATGGGGGCCTAAATTAACCGATAACCGCCGGTTAAGCGAAATCGGACAGCAATGGTGGGATTTATTTGGCAGGCACCTTGATCATGGTCGGGATCAAAAAAACAGAATTGATATGTTTTGTCGCGTGATGTCAGACCCGGTGATGCCAAAAATAGATAAATCCTTTATATCCCAGTATTGCCAGATACGCACAGCTCACGGGGTCAAGGCGTCAACGGTCAATCGTGAAATTACCGCTGTGCGTGGTATTTTTACGAACTTAATTGATGCTGGCCTTTACCACGGCGAGCATCCTTTCAGCGGCTATAAGAAGATGAAAGAGCAGGCTACGGAAATGTCATACCTGACTGATGACGATATCAGCAGGTTACTGGCTCACCTCAGCGGTGACGACTATAACATTGCTGTTCTCTGCCTCAGTACCGGCGCACGATGGAGCGAGGCAACCAGGCTAAAACGGGAACATGTGATTCATAATAAAATACGATTCACATTTACCAAAACCCGTAAGCCCCGGATTGTGCCGATTTCTGATGATGTTGCCGACATGATATGTAACGGTAAAAACGGGCTGTTGTTTCCTGATATATCGTATCAGCGCTTCCGGAAAATTTTAAAGGAAGTGAAGCCGACGTTACCGGGCGGGCAGGCGACGCATGTTCTGAGACACACGTTTGCAACGCATTTTATGATGAACGGCGGTAGTATTCTGACGCTACAGCGATTGCTGGGACACGCTAATTTATCTCAGACGATGACGTATGCACACTTTTCCCCGGATTTTTTACAGGATGCAATCGACCTGAATCCACTGAAAGGTAAATGTCGCATTTAG